CACTGTTCATAAGATCATTATTGTCTGTTTCTGATGTATTGTCAATAGTTTCATCAACAATATTTTCATTTTCTGTTACGTCGTCTGTCATAATTATATCCCTCCAAGGATTATTGTAAAAATTGGTCGGGGCGGAAGGATTCGAACCTTCGAACTCTGTTTACCGACGTGAAAGGCCGATGTATTAACCCAGATACGAGTGGGAGATTGTGCCGTACTAACAGTTTAACCGATTCCCAGTTAAACTGTCAAGTTTTATTTACCTAATGTGTCTTCACTAATGTATCCAGTGATAATACCCATCGGCCATAAAGGTATACCAATACCTCGTACAACCTCACACTTAGTCGATGGATTGGCTTGAAAATCACAATCTACGAACTTCACGATGTTTGCTAGATATCCACCAACACAAGCCAGTATCAAAAATACCACAAATAAACTGCCTGATTTCATAATTCCTCCTTCTGATTAATTTAAGGGCATTATACAGACCAGAAACCCTAAGTAAAGCTTTTTCTCAAAGTTTCTGGAACTATTTTACAGGACGTGAGCCAATGTAGTCTGCATTTGGTCTTTAGAACGTATGTTCTTACGTCCACGCATCTGCTTACCACAGTCATTACACACATACCCGACAAACTCACTAACGCCTGTCTTAGTTGTATGACCTGTCTCTGACACATCACTAGAGCCGCAGATAGGACTTATACAACGAGTGTACTCAGTGTCCACATGCGTGACGAACGTTGGTGAACGCTTATCGTATGGCGCGAGAGCCACATAAACATTCTCAAGGATAGTCACATCTCCAATATTGTACTCTAACATGTGTCTCCACGCTGTTTCATCACCAGCAAGGCATCTAGCCCACAGATCAAATCCACCAGTATCAACCTTACTCTCTCCACACAACACTTGAGCTAGATAGTCTAGTTTATTTGAAGAGAACATACCAACTGCTTTTGCAATCAACATTGTGTCGATCAACTTCACTGGCTTGTGAGGCTTAATGCCTAACTGTATTGCTCTGGCTGTCACTTTCTTAATATCAAAGCGATTACCATTGTGTGCGACTAACATGTCAGCTTTCTCAAACATGTCCCAGAGGCTTTGTATGACCTCTCTATCGCAACCTTCTTTATTGTCTGGGTCGAAGCCATGATTCCAACATGAGTCATGATAAATCTTGTCCTCACCAAACCACTTAGCTGCCCAAGTCATTACGAACCAATCTTCTTTGATCATATTGATTCCGATGTTCTGCTTAAACAATCCCCAGAAATATCCAAGCATTGGAGAAGTCTCAATATCATAAATCAAAATATTCAACTCATGCTTAGGCTTACCTGTTTCAATAGCAGCTTCATCCATGTTGTCCCAGATAGTCCAGAACGCATCGTGACCTGATCTAACACGATCTATGAAGTCACCTATAGTTTGCCTTGGATAGCCTGTCTCTCTTGAGATAACAGCTATTGGCTTCTTGTAAGTCAGACGTGCTTCAGCTATGTAAAACATATCCTTCTCTGTCATACTCGTTTTTCTACCCATGGAACATACCTCCTCCACCACTCAATCGTGACAGTTCATCAACCATACCACCCATTCTGGAAGAGTTCATCTTAGCTTCATCACTGGCAAAACCAGATGTAATCCACTTACGATCACTACGTTCTTCACCAACAATGCGAAAATTTGTTACTCGATTGCCTTGTAAAGTTGTATGATCACATTTCTCTTCAATAGATAATTTGTTATTTAATTTAACACCTAAGAATTTAATAGCCTCAAACAGCTCCTTCTTCTCGATGCGCCCACCATGCTTCGTTACTTTGCCTACCTTGATCTTGTCGCCCTCACGTTCAATCTCAACCTTGTAACCTACACTCTCCAAATCACTGAAGGAAATGGTACGATAAATCGTATGATCTCTCTCATTGGAATCAGTCATTAATATTTCTCTGTGTTGTTATCATAAGATCATTATTGTCCGATTCTTGAACAGTGTCAAGCTTTTGATTAAATACTACATTCATTTTCATGTTCCACCTCTATTCCACATTGGTTATACACGTCAGCATCCCCACCAGATGATGTCTGATAGTTTGAACTGAACCTCCACAGCCGATACTCCTCCACAGTCTTACAGTGCTCTGCACGATAGTCCTTTGGAATACAGCCCAACTGTTCACTGGCAGCAAGACCCTTTGTACGGTCTGTACCATGAACCCCTTCGATCAACTCCATAAAATTCTCCTTGTTATGATTTGAGATGGAGTATTGCACACCAAATAGTTGATGTCAAACCTAACGATAAAATAAACTAAAAGAATGTTTTCTTATCACTCCTTGACATAAGTAGCAAGTTCGTTTAATATTGATCGTATATGGGTAGTGGCAAGCATTACTTAATTCAACTTCTCCGAGCAGTTGACCATTAGCAAGACGCTTAAGAGAGACATGTCGAAGGTTAATTATAACGCCAATCACTCACCGACTTAAGTGTAAGCCCAAGAAGAATACCGATGGGGCAACTGAATTCTAAAGACCAAACAGCGGTTGGACTCGTCAAAGCGAGGAAGGTGGTCGAGCTAATACAACTTTGATAGTTATTAGCTACCGATGGTTCGTACCGATGGCTCCAAGCTGGTAAGCGTACTAAGGTAAAAGGTCTTATTAACTCCTTAATTGGGGTTGGGATTCTTTTACCTTAAATTCCCCCAATTCACCCTCTGGTAATATAAAAACCCAATACAATCATACAGATATATATTCATACAGATTGCGAAGCAATACTGGTGTCTGTGTGATATGTGTAAAAGTCTTATTAAGGACTGATTGGGTTTAGACTGATCTATGCGACTTATGCACATATCCACAGATTATATTTTGTGTGTTATGTGGGTAAGTGCAGCATGCTCTCTCAGGTTAGTAACTATCTATCGCACTTATCCATCATATCCACAACTCCTACTCTCCTATTAAATAATTTCATTTATTTTGCCTTACCCTATTGACAGACTACGAAAACTGGTCTATAGTTGATCTTATAAGGGTTGAGGAATCCTTGTGTTAAGTGTATTTGTTTTGCCCAGTTCCGCACTGGGCTTTTTTATGTCCAACAACTAACAGGAAAACTCAGCATGAGTAGATGCAGAGCCTGCAACATAGAACTCTCAGAAGGTGATCTTTTGCGTAAAGCTAAAGATTGGGATTATTGCTCAGAATGTCGCAACCAATCAACTAAAAAATATCATGCCAGTGATAAAGAGTATGATCACCAGACACTAACTAATATCCAATTCGATGGTAGTCCATTGTCAGTAGAGCTGGGACATACAGCTGATTAATAATTAATTATAATTAGTGCTTGACAAAATATGAAGAATGCCTTAAACTGTTAGTATAGATAGTATAAACTTATTACAGGTAACCAAGCATGGCAGGTATTTCAAGAGATGCACGTAAAGTTAATCGCGCACAGTCTGCTTATGATAACGGTATTGATAAGTTTCTTGATATCATCGAAGGTCTCAATGATGAGATTCCAGAAATCTACGATATCATGATAGGTTACTCGAAGGGCAGAAGTGAACCTAAGTACGATATAACATCACAACAATACAGCGCACTTAAAGATCAATTCAACTTGTGGAAGAGTAATCTTCGTGAGCCAGATAAAGTGTTAGCACATATTAATGAAGAATTGCGAAAGAAGCACAACTCAAGTAGTGTGGATAGCGCAGGCTCTAATAAACCCAAATTAGCAGTGTTCAAATCTCAATAGATTCGAATAACTAAAACAGTTCCACTGCCAAGGGGTGCAATACTCCTGACGATTGCTAGAGCATTCGGTTAAGGGACTCTCACCTTTCAGGTGATTGTAAGCAAATATATCGGTACGCCCTCCAGCTGATATGTTTCCCTTTTTAATTCTGGAGAGAATTTGATGAACCATAATTCCTAACATAAAGTTGATTTGAATATCGGCTGGTTAGGTTGGGCATCTCCTTATATGGGAGAAGTCAGATGTATTTTATGTACAAGATAGTTAACACAGTTAATGAAAAGTGTTATATAGGTATTACCTGTCTAGAGAAATAGTGAGACGAGGTTATAAACTAAAATAGTACCCTATCTTCAGACTGGAGGGGTCTATGTCAGAACAGATAATTATTGAACCACAAGCAGGAAAGCAAAAACAAGCTTGCAACATAGCTGTAGATTTTTTGATCTACGGTGGGGCGAGGGGAGCAGGTAAAAGTTACTTACTAAACATGTTGCCACTTAAGCACATTGAAGACCCGAAGTTTCGTGGTATCTTCTTTCGTAGACAACATGACGAGATCATGGGTGCTGGTGGCTTATGGGATACAGCGACATCAATGTATCCCCAGTTTGGAGCACATCCAAATCTATCAAATTTAAGATGGAAGTTTCCTTCTAAAGCAGTTCTTCAAATGAAGCACATGTATACGGAAGCTGACAAAGAAAGACATCGTGGACTACAGTATTCATTTGTAGGTTTCGATGAGATCGATCACTTCAGTAAAGAACAGGTTATATTCTTACAAACTTGTCTACGTTCTGAAGCACAAAACGATTCGTATATGGTTGGTACTTGTAACCCGAATCCTGACTCATGGGTGTTAGACCTTGTAGAGTGGTATCTGGATGATGATGGGATACCAAACCCAGAAAGAAGCGGAACAATAAGACATTACCTAACAGTTGGTGGTGACTTTGTTTTTGCAGATACATCAGAAGAATTAGTTGAGAAGTACCCAGAGCTAGTTTATATAGAAAACACTAAAACTGGTAAGGTTGATTTTGTTCGACCTAAGACATTTGCATTCATAGCTGCTAATATTGATGATAACCCAGCACTTGTTAAGGCTAACCCTGTATATAAGTCTGAACTATTATCTCTCCCAGAGCATGAGAAGCTTAGACAATATTACGGTTCGTGGTATGCAAGGCCTACTGGTGCTAACTACTTCCAACGAGATTGGTTAGTAGAAGTTGATACATATCCTAACAAGGCTAAATGTTGCCGAGCATGGGACAAGGCTGCAACCCAGCCAAGCGAACTTAACAAGAATCCAGATTACACAGCTTGTAGTCCAAGGATTTATATGTTCGAAGGTCTTTACTATCTTGTATTCGATGTACATGATTCAATCAAAGACCCAAAAGATAACGATAAAGATATTTCTGGACGTTTCAGACTCCGTTCAGGTGAAAGAGACCTCTTAATAAAGAGACAGGCTCAACATGATGGCACAGATTGCCACGTAGTCTTTGCTGTCGACCCGTCAGCATCAGGAAAAACAGAATTTGAAAGCTCGTCTCAGAAGCTAACCTGTGAGGGAATGGTGGTCAAGAAAGACCCTATGCCTAACAACAAGAGTAAGTTAGTGAGATTTGAACCATTCGCATCTGCTTGTCAGAATGGATTGGTTAGAGTTGTTCGTAGTTCATTCCCAAACAAAGCCACGTATGACGCATTCATGAAAGAATTGGAAGCGTTTGACGGTCAACCATCTACAGTATCGAGAAAGGACGATTGGCCTGATGCAACTGCGTCAGCATTCAATTATATCTCTCGTATGAAGACTATTAAGGATTTCACAATCCCTACTGGTACTCCTACTGGCAAAGGTGGCTCATTATTATCATCCTTTAAGAAGACTTTATTCTAATGGCAAGAAAACGTAAGCAAAAGTTAGTTGCAAAGGAAGTTCCTGTTACTATTAAAAAAAGTAGGAATGTTCCACGTGAAACATTATCGTTAGAGAAGAAAGCTTCTGTTGATGTTGGTGTGTCACGTATGATGTTAGGCTCGCAAGGTATTGATGGTCTCAGGACTACCAATGGAGCTATTAACGAACATTGTAACGCAGAGTTAAAGTGGCCTCACTCGATACACACGTATCAAGCGATGAGTCTCGACCCAACTGTAGCGGCTGTTAACAACTTCTACAATATGATGATAGCGAGAGCTGAGTTTGAATTTAAAGCTCCTGAGAACGCTTCAGCGGAGTCTATAGCGGCTACTGAGTACCTGAACTACTGTATGACTAATATGGAAGATCAGACTTGGCAACAATTCATTTCAGGAATCGGAACATACCGTATTTATGGTTTCAGTATAGCTGAGAAGTTATGGACTACTGTAAAGAACGGAAAGTACAAAGGTAGACTAAAGTGGAAAGCTCTTGCACAAAGGTCACAGCATACTGTTAAGCGTTGGGCTTGGGATAAGAATGACCCAGACAAGCTAACAGGAGTGTACCAGCAGAGTCAGGCGATGGATGTTGAAAGGTATGGAACTACAGAGTTCAAACCTGAACGCAAAATTGACCGCAGTAAGATTCTTCTTTTTAGATTTGACCCACAGAAGAACAACCCACAAGGAAAATCTCCTTTAGATGGTGCATGGCAAGCGTGGAAATATCTACAGCTAGTTAGAGAATATCAAGCGATTGGTGTTGCTAAAGACTTAGGTGGAATACCAGTTATTGGTTATCCAGTTGAGAAACTTATCGAAGCAGCCGCTGACCCAACAGGTGCAGCAGCAGTAACGTTAGACACACTGAAAGCTCAAGCATCGGCATTACATGCTGGTGATAGTACTTATGCTATTAAGCCAATTGATTACACTGACAACGGTAAAGAGTTATATACTTTTGAACTGGTTGGTATTCAAGGTGGTGGTAAGCAATATGATACTGGGGAAATTATAACCCAATACCAGAACGAAATATTAACTGTTTACTCAGCAGCGATGTTGAAGCTCGGTCAGGATTCTACAGGTTCATTCGCATTATCTGATAACATGAATAACATGCTTGCCTTTGGTGTACAGCATAATCTTGACATTATTACTCAACAAATTAATGTTGATTTAATCCCTCAGACACTTGCAGCTAATGGTTGGTTGTTAGAAGAAGAGGACATGCCACGTCTTACGTATGGTGATATCGCTCCACGTGATTTAGACGAACTTGGTAAATACATGCAACGTACTCTTACAGCGGGTGGTATTACAGCTGGTAAGAATCTTGAAGCAGCATTGCGTAAAGCAGCTAACCTTCCAGAAGCTACGTATGACGATCAGATACCAGAAGACTTTAAACCTGACAATGCATCTAATGCAGGAAAGGGTGATGGGACATCTGGTACAGGTGGTTCGCAGACAAGTGGTGATGACAACAACGAGAACACAGGATAATGACAGATTCAAATAAAAACGCAATCCCAATTATCAAGAGTGCAGATGAACTGAAACGAGAAGTGACGTTCATCTATTACGAGCCTAATAAACAGGATGCCCATGGTGATTGGGCTTCTGCTAACACTATTGAAAAGGCTTGTAGGAACTTCAATGAGAATTTAGAGAAAGGCAATGTTGTTGCTAATCTCTTCCACAGTCGTGATGACGATGGGAACATTGAAGCTACTGATTCATTTACGATTCAGAAGAGTTGGGTAGCACCAACAGACTGCATAATTGGTGAGACGGAAGTTATAGAAGGTACTTGGCTGGTCAAGGTTAAGTTTAATAACGATGTTCTATGGGACATGTTCTTACAAGAAACTGTATCAGGCGTAAGCTTTGGTGCGTTAGGAACAAGGAATTAATATGAGCTTAAAGCCAGAAGACGAAATTACAAGTATCACATTCGACCATAAAGGTGCTCACATGGCTGTATGTCATAAAGCGCAAGGTTATGGAGCTAACGGTAGGCCAGAGGCTCTACTTATTAAATCGGATGATGAAGCTATACCAGACGAAGCTATAAGTGACCTAGAGTTCATCAAGGCTACTTCAGAAGTTCAGATAGATACAACAATGTTTACATTCTTACGTAAATGGATGGGTATGTATTACGATGATGCCGATGCACTTGCACGTATCCTTGGATATGAAGGTGATGGTATGGAAGTCACTGAATGGATTGAAGAGAAGATTGAAGGCATTACGCTGCTTGAGGCTGCTACTCTGTGTGGAGAAGCTTCTCAATATGTCGATGAAGATATTGCAAAGCTAAACGAATTTATTAAGTCATTTGAAGACTTAGAAAAAGATTCATTATCTGAGGGCGACCCAGATGTGAAAGAAGAGATTGATAAATCTCAAATACCCTCAGAAAATAAACTAGAACCCCAAGGAGACCTCATGTCTTTGACAGACCAAGAGAAACTTGAAAAAGCTAACCAAGACGCTATTGATTTAGCAGCAAAAGTTGAGAAGCTAGAGAAAGCCGCAGCAGATGCTAAAGACCGTGAAGACGCTCTAACAGCACGTGCAGACAAGCTTGAAAAAGCAGCTCAAGAACGTCTTGAAAAAGCTTTCTTAAACAAAGTACAAACTTATTCATTCGTAACAGAAGATGAAGCGGAAGAATTTGCTAAAACACTTATCCTATTGGACAACGAAGATGTTGTTACAATGTTAGACAAAGCACAAGCTGCATTGACTGCGTTAGGTGAGACACAAGGTGTAGATACTGAAACAGACGTAGTTCTGGAAAAGTCTTCAAGCCTACAAGATAAAATTATGGCTAAGTATGACTTAGGAGATAAAGACTAATGGCTAACCCTACAGCTACACAAACAAACATTCAAAGCGAAATTCTTGCTTATGAAGAGTTGAAAGAATACGGCTACTGTCGTGTTAATGCTACGTTCGACAATGACCCGCTTATTGCTGGTGTTGGACTTGGTACTCTTTTCGCACGTACAGTTGATGAGTCAGCCTCACTAACAGTTTATGGCGCATGGGCACCTGTACCAGTTGCAGACCTTGCAGACGCTGCTACAGCATTTGCACCAACAGCTGACACACACGTTGAAGTTGGTATTATGATTGGTCATGGTAAGTTAGGTCTTGCTACAGACGAAGCATTCACAGTTGCAGACGCTACACAAGACATCGTGCTTTTAGTACGTGGTGCAGCTATTGTACGCTTGCCGTACATCAACTACACAGGTACTGCTACAGCAGCATCAACAGCGAACATCACAAATGTTATCCAGAATAACATGGTTGGCGTAATGCCAGTAGATTCTTTCGCTCCATTCGACGGAACTTACTCTGACGTAACTCCAATCACTTAATAGTTTAAAGGATATAATTAAACATGAGTATTACACATAAGTTTGATAACGCTTATACCCTTACAGACTACACTGCGGAGATGAACATCATCCCTAACAAGTGGGGTTTGATAAGCCAGTCTGGGTTGTTCACAACAGAGTCAGTTGGCTCTAACACAATTACATTCGATAAAAGTTACGGCACTGTAGCATTGCTTGAGGATACTCCTTGGGCTGAGCGTTCACAGTTCAGTGGTAACAAGAAAACCGAAATGTACTCATTCAGCATTCCTCACTTCACATTGGATGACACTGTGACTGTTGGAGACGTTTGGCAGAAGCGTAAGATCGGTACACCTGATCAGCAAGAAACCAAAGACAACGTGTTGATGGGCAAGATGGAGATGCTTAACGGCTCTTACGACATCACTCAAGAGTACGCTAAATGTCAAGCAATCCAAGGTAACAAGTTTGCTCCTAACGGAACAATTGATACTGGTACTACTTGGTACGGTGAGTTCGGTAAAACACAACAAAACAAAAACTTCGATTTCGCAGGTGCTTCTGACCAGCGTGAAAATATCCAAGAAGTTGTTGCACACATTCAAGATCAATGGAAAGCTGGTGGTGTACTTGAGAACATTACGTTCTACTGTACTCCAAACTTCTTCTCAGCGTTAATCTCTAACGCACAGGTTGAAGCGGCATACACATACTACAGCTCTACCCAAGAGCCTCTACGTAACTCGTTACGTAACGGTATGTACCGCATCTTCGAATGGCAAGATGTAACATTCATCGAGTACCGTGGTAAACTTCCAGATGGCACAGCAATGTTCCCTGAAGTTACTGGTGGTCAAGCTTGGGCTGTTCCAAGCGGTGGTAACGGATTCGTAGAGTACTACGCTCCAGCTTATCGTTTCGATGAACTAGGTTCAACAGGTAGCGAACGTTACATGTGGACTTACGAAGATCGTGCTTCGAGTCAGATCGAAGTAATGTCAGAGAGTAACTTCCTGACAATGAACAAACGTCCTGAGTTAGTGGTACTATGTACTAACACTTAAGACTTAGTTCAGACGAAAGTCTAAAAGAGGGAGTCCTGATGGACTCCCCTTTTTCGTATATGCTTATTGAGTTTATATGAAAGAGATTAACATGATTACATAGGAATGCTATGAGTAATACAGATAACATTTGGGGCACAACCCTAATTGAAAGGCAGACTGGTGCGAGAGCATCTGTAGCGTCAATTATAGCAGCAGCCGAAGGTGGTGGTGGTGGTGGAACTGATCCTGCTAAAGTCACTATCGTAAATGCTAAGTCAGATTTCCCTGATCCAGATGTATCTAATGTGATCAACCTATTAGACGGTGAGACTTATTTAATCTCAGGAAACATTAATATAGGTGGTGATCGTATTTCATTCGGCATAGGTTCAGCCATCATAGGATCAAACCGTTTCACAGATTTTATCACTTATACAGGAACAGACACTCTATTTACTGCAACATCTCAACACAAGATTGAAGAGATAGGCATTATAGCTTCGTTAGCTCAAGTGTTTGATTTATCAGGTACAACATCAGAAACAGCTGTGTATACAAATTCATATATTGTGTCTTGTGATTCTGTAGGTACGATTCATGACTGGCGTACAATAGTATTCAGAAGCTTCTCTGTTGTTGGTGCAACCACAGGTGGATTAACTTTCACAGGTGATATTGAAGCATTCGATATGACAAACTCATATTGGAGTGATGGTGTAGCAGGAACAATGTTAGATTTGAATGGTGCTACGTTTGATCGTGTGCAGGTTCTATCTGGTAACAGATTTAATGTCTTAGGTGGTGTTACAGCTATTGATGGAGCTGTAGATAATGGTAATCTAAATGCAGGAGGTCGAGGACTTATCGAAGGTTGTATCTTTGAAGGTGCAGGAACTTACCTTAATAATATTACTACACAAGACACACAATGGACTATGCAAGGTAATGCTGGTATAGGTGATACATCAAAGAATGCCCAAGGGTATAACCACACTATAACACTAACAACTATTGGCACAGGGGATGGTAATATTGGTAATCCTAAAGTTATGTCAGGCTCAACAAATTGGTTAGAGGAACAGTTAGATCAATTTGAGATGACAACTGGAGGCCGATTCACATATAAAGGTGAAGACTCAGCAGAGTTCCATATAAGAGCTGTAATTAATGGCACAGCTCAGTCTGGAACTAACAGAAACTTTAACCACTATTTAGGTAAGACTGGTACAATAATTACTGCATCAAAGATCACCCGCGAATACCATTCAGGGAACAATGGTACGGTCACAACAGCTGCCATAGTTACATTAGCTAAAGATGACTTTATCGAGGTTTTTGTCGAGAATATTAGTGGAACCCAAAACTGGGAAACAAATATTGTAAATGTGATTATTGCAAGATCAGACTAATTTAGAAATAATTGAAATAAATGTTTGACAGAACTGAACTTATCGGACTATAATGATCTTATAAGTTAATGAATTAAA